GTTTGAGAGATTTATTCAAAAATATAAGGTTGGGATATTTCTATAAATTGAATAAAGGCGTTAAAGCCAGTTGTACTATAGCCACAGCAAAATATAGTGGTATCAGAGGAAATGACTTAAAAGTAACAGTTACAACAAATATAGATGATAATGCTAAGTTTGATGTTGTAACACTTTTAGATAATAAGAAGGTAGATACTCAAATAGCAAAGGTTATTACAGACTTACAAGACAATGACTATATCACTTGGAAGAAGGATGCAACACTAGAAGCAAGTGCAGGGCTGGTATTTACTGGTGGAACTAATGGCGAAGCTGTGACAGGAGCAGAGTACCAAGCTTTCTTGGATAAAATAGAAAGCTATAGCTTTAATGCTTTAGGATGTTTGGCTACAACAACAGAGATTAAAAGTTTATTTGTAGAATTTACAAAGAGAATGAGAGATAAGGTAGGAGCTAAGTTTCAAACAGTACTATATAAGAAAAGTGATGCAGATTATGAAGGTGTAGTGTCTATAGAAAATAAGATTAAAGATAAAGATTTAGTTGAATCTAGCTTGATTTATTGGGTAACTGGAGCTATAGCAGGATGCGATATAAATAAATCTAATACTAATAAAACGTATGATGGTGAGTTTGATGTTGATGTTAATTATACTCAAATACAACTTGAAGAAGCTTTAAAAACTGGTAAATTTATATTTCATAAAGTTGGTGATGAAGTTCATGTGTTAGAGGATATAAATACTTTTGTAAGTTTTACAGACGATAAGAATGACGATTTTTCATCTAATCAAAGTATTAGAGTACTTGACCAGATTGCTAATGATATAGCGACTTTATTTAATACAAAGTACTTGGGTGAAGTACCAAATGATAAATCTGGTCGTATCTCGTTTTGGAATGATGTAGTTAAGCATCATGAACAACTACAAAATATAAGAGCAATAGAAGATTTCAAAGCTGATGATGTTTCTGTAGAACCTGGAAGCGACAAGAAGACTGTTGTAGTAAGTGATGCTGTTAAGGTTATTAGTGCTATGAGTAAGCTTTATATGACTGTTTCAGTTAGTTAAGAGAGGAGTGTGATAATAGATGTCTAAAAATATTACTATGAATGTTAGAGATGCAATAAGTGGTTCTAAAGCTGAATGTTTTGTAACAATAAAAGGTAAAAGATATAATTTTATGCAAGCTATTAATTTAGAAGCAAAAATGGAAAAGAATAAAAGTGAGATGCCAATTCTAGGTAGTATTACAAAAGGAAATAAAAGTACAGGAAGTAAATTTTCAGGGAGTGCAACATTTTATTATAATACCTCTATTTTTAGAGAGTTATTATATGAATATAAAGAAACTGGTGAGGATATTTACTTTGATATGCAAATTACTAACGAAGACCCTACATCAAGTGTTGGAAGACAAACTATAATACTTGAAGATTGCAACCTAGATAGTGGAATAATTGCTAAGTTTGATGCTGATGGCGAGTATTTGGATGAGGATGTAGATTTTACTTTTGAAAATTGGAGAATAGTTGAGAAGTTCAATATAGCGAATGGTATGGAATAAGATACACATTTATAGTTTATAGATGTGTATTTTTATTTATAAGATTAGGAGATGATTAAAATTAAGGATAAATATGAGATAAAAGATTCAATTTCTTTTGATTATAGCAATAAAAGACCTTTGGAAGAACGTGTCAGCGAGATGTATAAAAAGGCAGGAAAATATCTTATAGATATTTCAGATAAGTTAGCAACAGATACAATTGATGGTTCGTCATTAAAGCCAATAATCATAAAATTTGAAATAAATGAAGCCGGTGTTGCAACAATAGAAAAACAAACAAAATATTTAGTTATGGAGGTAGAATAATATGGGAGATTTAAACGCTTTTTTAAGTCAAAATGCAATAAAAGTAGAGAATAGAAAGTATGTGGCAAGTGAAAGGTTTATAGGTGAAGATGGGAAACCAATAGAGTGGGAACTTAAAGCAATAGATTCAGATAGAGATAGACAGTTAAGAAAAAATTCTGCTATCAGAGTTCCTGTTATAGGAAAAAAAGGAAAAGCAACAGGACAATACACTAGTGAAACAGATTTTAATACTTATACTTTGAAATTATGTGTGGAAACTATAGTATTTCCGGATTTACATGATGCAGAATTACAAAATAGTTATGGTGTAATGGGGGCAGAGGAGTTATTAACAACAATGTTGACTCCTGGCGAATATACAGACCTTTCAAGTGAGGTAGGAGAGGTAAATGGTTTTGATAGGACTTTTGAGGATAAAGTAGAAGAAGCAAAAAACTAATTGAAGGAGGCGATTATGATGCTAGTGTAGCTCATTATTGCCTTCATAAATTCAAATGGAAGCCGCATGAATATACAGATTTACCAGACTACGAGAGGGCTTTTGTTGCTGCTTCTATAGATATTAAAGTAGAAGAAGAAATAAAAGAAGAAAAAAAGAATGTCAAAGAAGCTAGAAGAAGTCGAAGAAGGTAAATAATAATGTAAAAATTTTACGCATATAGTATAATTATCCTATAAAATATTATAGGGGGTAATATTATGGGATTATTTGGAAAGAAAAAAGCTGACATATGTTGTATTTGTAATGATGAGATAGGCGTACTAAATATTGAAGATGGTTGGATATGCAATTCTTGTTTTAAAGAATACTGTGATACGCTTTCTATGACTAAAGCGCCTAAAATTTTAAGAAAATTAGATATTGAAAAAACTATATCATCAACTAAAAAAAATAATGAACTCCAAAAAATATTTAATCCAACTAATAACATAGAAAACTATATAGAATTTGACGAAGATAATAAAAAATGGCTTGTGCCTAAAAGAAGTGTAAACGATAAAAAAGCTCCTACCATTCATTCTTATGAAAATATTGCAGAATTTGAACTTTTAGAAGATGGAGAGTCAGTAGTTAGTGGAGGATTGGGAAGAGCTGTAGTTGGAGGAGCTTTGTTTGGTGCTACTGGAGCTATAGTTGGTGGAATAATAGGTAAAAAAACAACAAGAAAGGTTGTTAATTCATTTAAAATTAAAATAACAATTAACAATATTGATAATCCTGTTGAGTATATTGAATTGATTAATAAAAAGACCAAAACCAATTCCAGTGTTTATGAGAAAGCATACAAAGATGCACATAAAATTTTATCAACATTATCTGCTATTACACAAAGTATTAAAGTTACAGATAATATAAATTCTAGTTCTGTAGCTGATGAAATATTAAAATATAAAAATCTTTTGGATATTGAAGCTATCACACAAGAAGAATTTGATATTAAGAAAAAGGAACTATTGAATTTATAATACATAAGCACTTACTTAAAAATAGGTAAGTGCTTTTATTATTCCAAAAAAGAAAGGAGAGTGAAAATATGGCTACAATACAAACTTCAATAAAGATTTTCGACGGAATGACACCTGCATTTCGCAATATGACTACATCCATTAACACAACAATTAATAGTCTAGATAGACTTCAACAAAGATTGCACAACCCTATAAATGCTGGTAGCATACAGGCATCCCAACAAAGTCTAAACAATATTGAAAGTATTCTTACTAGGATAGAACAAAAAATTAAAGGGAATACAAATGAACAAGAAAACTTTAATAATAAAATAAGACAGGGGAGTGAAGCAGGTTCTCTATTAGTATCTAAACTAAAAAGTTTGGCTGGTATATATATTGGAATAAGAGGTATAGAAAGTATTACAAAAGCAGCAGATACAATTGCAAGTACAAAAGCACGTTTAAATTTAATGAATGATGGCTTACAGACAACAGACCAGCTTAATAAAATGATTTATTTGTCAGCCCAAAGTGCAAGAGCTAGTTATGCAGATACAGCAGCACAGGTTGCTAAACTTGGAATACTTGCAGGAGATGCTTTTGGAAGTTCAGCAGAGGTGATAAAGTTTACAGAACTTATGAATAAAGCTTTTGTAATTGGAGGAACATCAGCAAATGAAGCTAGTGCGGCTATGTATCAGCTTACTCAAGCTATGGGTGCAGGGAAACTTCAAGGTGATGAATTTCGCTCTATAATGGAAAATGCACCATTGCTAGCTGCTAAAATAGCTGATGCAATGGGAAAAACTAAAGACCAATTAAAGGAATTGTCAAGTAGTGGAGCAATAACAGCAGATGTTATAAGAAATGCACTGTTTAAAGCTTCTAATGAGATAGAAAAGAAATTTGCAAGTATGCCAATCACTTTTTCTCAAGCTCTCACAATGATGAAAAATGACGCTTATATGATATTTGGCCAGACATTAGGAAAGATAAGTGGAGCATTGCAAAGTGTTAGATTTAGTGAGATTGTTGTATCTGTGCGGAATGTTATGATTGCAATATCTTCAAATATTTATGATACATTAAATATTATAAAAAACATTTTAAATAGTGAATTTTTTTCGAACTTGGTACAAGGATTTACATTTTGTGCAGTAATAATAACTAAAAGCTTAGGTTCTATTGTAAACACTGCATTAAATATAGTTAATATATTCGCACAAAATTGGAGCATAATAAAACCTATTGTATTTGGTGTGGCTTCTGTTTTTATGTTATTTAAGGGAGTTTTGTTAGCAACTAAAATAGCTACAATAAGTAATGTAATTGCAAATATTGCTCATGCAGCTTCATCTTCACTATCAGCACTCATGACAAATATACAAGCAGCAGCCTTAATGCGTTCAAATGGAGCTACTTTGTCGGCGACAATAGCTACTTGGGGTTTAAATGCAGCTTTATTAGCTTGTCCGATAACGTGGGTAGTATTAGGTATTCTAGCATTTGTAGTAGTAGTTTTTGTTGCAGTAGCAGCAGTAAACAAATTCGCAGGTACAAGTTTAACTGCCTTAGGAGTAATCGTAGGTGCTGTATTTGCAGCAGTAGCATTTATACAAAACATAATGATATGGCTGTTTAATAGATGTGTAGATGTAAATGAAGGCATTACAAATGGTTGGAATCAGTGTGTTTTTCTTATGAAACAAGCAATTGCAAAGGGTGTAATCTTTATAATAGAAAAAATGGCATCATTGAATGACTCTGTGAATAATGCAGGTAATGCACTTGGTAAGGCTTTTGTTACTGGAGCTAATATAGCAATACGAGGTGTAAATAAATTAATAGATTTGCTAAATAAAATCCCTGGGATTAACATTGGGAAAGTAGGAGAGGCAACATTTACACCAGTTAAAGCAGATAATAGCCACATCAAGCAACAAATCAACAGTCTAAATAGATGGGTAGGAGATGCACCAGAGAAAGTTAAATTGGAGCGAATGGGATACAAAGATATTGGAGCAGAATTTGAGAAAGGAAATGCTCTAGGAACTAAGTGGCAAAAATCTCTAGAAAAGAAATTAAAAGATACTTTTGACATTAATAAGATGCTAGAAGATGCAAAAGACAAGCTAGGCTTAAAAGATTTGTGGGATAAAGAAAATCCTTTAAATAATCTTGGTGGATTTGGTGGAGATTTAGGAAAAAATGTAAAGGACACAGCAGGAAACACTGCAAAAATGGCTAAAACTATGGATAAAAGTCAAGAAGACCTTAAATACTTAAGAGATATTGCAGAGCAAGAAACAATAAACCGATTTACAGGAGTCAACATTAAAATTGATATGAATAACACAAACAACATAAGTAAAGATGCAGATGTTGATGGAATAGTAAATGTCTTAACAGAAAAACTGAATGATGCTATGGTTGTATCAGCAGAAGGAATAGTTTAGAAAGGAGGGATATAAATGGCTTATGATTTTTACCTAGATGGAGTACAATTACCAATCCCTCCACCCAAGTTAGAAATTAAAGTGACAAACAAAAATAAGACAGTTGATTTAATAAATACTGGAGAAGTAAATATATTAAAAAAAGAAG